CTGAAATGAAAAATATTGCAATACCACATAAAAAGAAAGAAAAGAAGAAAAAGAAAAAGTAATATAAGCAAAGATAAAAAAACTTATATTACTAATCCTCAAAGCAGTATCAGGAACACAGATACTATAATATAGCTATATAAACTCAATAACCAATTTCCGTCAAAATTGCTAGTAATGTTAAAAAGTCATAAGAAATTATAACGTATAAAAATTTTATTGTCAAGTTTATTGTCATGGCTTGACAAATTATTTGACAATTTGATATAATAATTTATATTAAAAAAAAGGATATACAATGTTAAGTGCTATAATCAAAAAAATGAAGAGAGAAGAAAAAGTAACTTTCAGGTTTCAAATGCACAAAGATTTGCATGATAAAGTAATAGACTTATCAACAATATTTGATGTTAATATGTCAGATATGGTAAACGGTTTTATTCGTAGTCATTTAGAAGATTATGAAAATTCTGAAAAAGAAAGCTATGATAAAATCAAAGAAATTGCAGAAACATTAAGAGCCTTAGACAGAAAAAGAAAAGACGAATATATGAATACTATTGAATTTCAAAAAGAAATGGAAAAACATTACGATATTTTAGATGGAAACAAAAAGGACAAATAATGAAAAAGCTATATGATAATGATTTATTAAATAGTAATGATATAGATTTATATATCAAAGAATTAGTTTTAAATATGCCAACATGGTACAGAAAGCATTTAATGAATATTAAAATAAAAATGCAAGATAATCTAAATGAAATGTATCAAAATGAAAATAATATTAAACATTGGAAAACTAAAGCAAAAAATATTTATAACTGTAATGTTAATCTTTACATGATGAATTATTGCGAATTAGAATTATTAATAAGTTTTGAAAGATTAGTTTTTATTGGAGAAAATAGAGAATTACTATTTTATAAAAATTGGTCAGAAAAAAAATATAAGCAAGAATGGGAAAAAGCAAAAAATATCATTTCTTAATGAGTTTTTACACTTTATGCTGCAACGGATCAAATTAAAAATTTGAAACTGTTGAAGCATAAGACTTATAATTTATTTCTTTTTCTACTGTTGCATTTAAGTGAGAGTAATTCCTTTTTATTTTTAAATTAATATTTCTTCACTCTGTCTCTTTTTCTTTAGTAAGTTATTTATCCACTATCCTAAAACAACATTGTATTTTTGAAGTCTTTATTCCCCTTTCTGTATATTCTTTAAAAAAGAATCAAAAAGAGCGACCTCAGATAATTTCTAGCATAATAGTTAAATTACTAGTTTTATTTTCAGTTGAATCACTTTTAAAAAGCCACCCAAGCACTGGAATATCTGAAAGAATTGGAGTAGCACTAGTTTTAGTAAAAGTTTCAGTTTGATTAATACCAGTTAAAATAAATACTTGACCTTTTTTTAATGTTACAAATTGATTTATATGTCTTTTTGAAATAGTTGGAGTATCAGTAGTATCTAAAATATTTTCTGATGTTAAATCAATATCTAAATAAACATCATCTTCATTTATCATAGGTTCAATTTTTAATTTTAGTCCTATATCTTTATATTCTGTTGCTGTTGTTGTTTTTGTAACATCATCAGAATTTACAGTTTTTCCAGTTTGATAAGGAATATTTTTGACAATATCAAATATAGAAGTTTTATTATCAAATATAGTAAGTGTTGGACTTGATAAAATTTTTGTATAATTATTAGTATCCATATATTTAACAAATGTTGTAAATTGGTTTCTTTGTATAGTACTTAATGAATTATTTACACTAAATGGAAAAGCTAATAAGTTAAAAAAGAAATTTTCATTTCCACCTTGTTTTAAATTTAAAGTGTTTTCCATTCCATACTCTTTTAATTTTCCAACATCAGTTTCTAAAATTGTAATTTTTAATTTTAATTGTGAGGGTAATTTATCCACAGTTCTAAATATTGATAACATTTTTTTAAACTCCGTTTCAGTAGCTTCAACAAATACAGTTTTTAAATTTTTGATAAATTTATATTTATGAGGATATAAAGTCATAATATCTTTAACATCATCATACGCAACATATTTAAATTTATATTTATGAATCATTTTTTCATCATCAACAGTAGAAGTAATATAGAAATGATTTTTAATCAAAACGAGTTTTAAATCTTTATCTTTTAAAAGAGTTCCTAAAATATCCCAATATGTCTTTTTTTTAATTTGAGTTGATATCATTAAAGAAAATTTCTTGTCAATTTTATCATCAATAATTATAGTTACATTTTGTTGTTTTGAAACAATTTGAATATAATCTTTTAAGGTAATATCTATAAAATCATTTGCTAATAACTGTTTTACTATCAGCATTATTAAAAGTAACTTTTTCATCTTTGACAACCTTATTATTGGATTTTTTAGAAACTTTATTAAACATATAATAAAACTTACTATCTACTTCTAAATAATAGTTTGAATAATCTGTATATGGAATATCTGCAAAAGCTAAGACTTTATAATCAAACATTTCAGTCATATTATCAATTAATTTTTTTGTGAAAGATTTTGAATTATAATTACAAATTTGTAATTTTTGAGAACAAGTAATTTTTATATAAAATTTTTTTTCTTTTTTAAATTTTTTACTTTCTAATGGTTCAGGTTTACGAAATGGATTATTATCAACAGGAGTTTCAACTTCTGTCACAGCTTCTTTAATTTGTTCTTCAATAGTTTCAGCACCAAAAGCAAATTTAAAAATAGATATAACTAATATAATCAAAACAATAGCTAACATAAAAAACTTTTTAATAATTGATTTTGAATCTGAATTTTTACCACTAGAATAAGTTTCAAATACTTCATTGACAATAGGTAATTTAATAACATTACTTTTTGAATTTAATGATAATCTTGCATTAGTGTATTGGTTATATTTCATAGATTTAAATATCTTCAAACTTGATGGAATAGCTTTATAGAAAAATTCTGAAAATGCTTTATATTTAGCATTTACTAAAGATAAATTTTGTGTAATTAAATATACTTCTTGATATAAATGTCTATGATATGAAAGCCACCAAACCAAAACTTTATCTTGTGAATCAAAATAATTATGACATTCATCTAAAATTATCAAAGTATGCAACAAATCTAATTTACTAGCAAATTCTTTTAATTCTGTATCACTATTATTTTGTTTATGAAAATTGTATAAAGATGTTATATCATTATAAAACTTTTCCCAATTCAAAGAATCAACATTTTCAAATTTTGTTAAATCTAATTCATTAATATTAGTAAGAGCATTTTTAATACCCTTAACAATAAATTTATTATCTTTGATTATTTTTTTATCTTTTGCAAAATTACAGAATAAAACATACATAGCTTTATAAGTTTTTCCACTTCCTGGAACACCCGTTAATATTTCAATCATAATTTATCCTTTTTTAAAAAAGATTTACCATGTCTTTAACATCATTTTCAACTCTATTTTTAACACTCATTACTATGTTATTTAACGATATAACTAACACAAAAATTACAGCAGTAAAAACAATAGGAAAAGCAGTTTCAATACCGGTCCAAATTCCCGAACAATGAAAAACACTATTTATTTGACTAGCTATCAAACCACCAGTATTATTAAGACTCATTATTTTATTTAACAAATTTTGGAATAATGTAACAACTGTTAAAATTCCACCAATAGCAAAAGTATAAACAGCTATAACCATAATCCAAGATATAGCTTTTGCACTTCCAACAATTGCAGTTTTTACAGCACTTGCACCAAATTTTTCGACTAACCAAGTAAAGATAATTGCTAATATTGGCATTATGAATCCTTTTTCATTATTGCTATTCCAAAGAACATCAGTTTAATTGAAAGAGCCATTAAAATAATCTCAATTAGTAATGAGAATATAAACGCAAATTGTGAAAGACTAGAACAAGGGTCAAAAACTATATCTTTATCAAGAGCATTAAAAGATATATTACTTACTGTTGATGGTGGAGCAGTAAAAGTAAAACCATTTTGAACAGTATCAATAGCAGAATCAATACTTTCTAAAACACCATTAGCAGAATCTTCTGAATCTTGACGAATTGAATCATTTTGAGTTTTTACTTCACTTTCTGTAAAATCAGCAGCATCTTTAGTAAGAACAGCATCTTCATTTTGTTTTTCCAAATCCCCCGCAATTTTCGCAGTAGATTTTGCAGTTAATTCTGTATTTGCTTCAACAAAATTTAAATGGTCATTTGCCACTTTTAATTGGTCGTTTAAAGCTTCGTTTCCTTTTCTCATATCATCATGTATATTCATTAATCGAGTACGAGTTTTTAAATTATCATTTTTAGCTTGTTTTGCATCTTCTGTTAAAGTTGCATCATCAACAGCTTCTTCAATTTGTGCTTCTTCAGTTGGTAAATCATTATCATAAATATCTCCTTTTGGAGCATCAGGACTTGGAGTTAAAATATCATCTTTACATTGATATGTACCAATATTTAAATTTTCACTACAATTAAGTAATTCAATATTTGCTAAACTTCCACAAGCTATTAATGCTTCTTCTTCAAAAGTTTCACAATCTATTTGAGCCTTGCAAGTATATAAATTCTGTGAATTGTAATCTAATTCAGTAGTTGGAGTTTTTGTAGTAACCATATTTACATCTTCACAACTTCTATCACATGAACCATTAAGCAAAGCACCACCATCAGGACAAACACCCAAAGTCGGGTTTTTTTTGGCTTCATCTTCATCAATAGCACAAAATAATTTTGTAGTAGTTTTTGGAGCGGCATAATCGCCCTCAGTAAATGGATTATAGACTTTTATTCCATAATCGTGATATGATAAAACACCAGTGTCATAATTAAATTCTTGATAAGAAACACAATCCCCGGGAACTTGTAACATGCAAGCCGCAGTTGAATTAGATATACCATCAGGAATATTAGATTTTTTCCAACCATCAAAAGCAGAACAATTACGAGCAGAAACTAAATGTTCCCCCACAATTTCGGCAACCTCTTTACAACTTCCATCAACATCAAAACCATTTGCACATTGTTGACAAGTAAATTTTAAACGACTAACAAAAATTTCATCTTTTCCATAAACTGGAGTTACACTTCTAATAATTGAAACAGCATCAATTCTAGAATCTTTAACAGAAAAGGGGAGAGATATTTGTTTACCATCAGCATCACTAGTAAAACTAGTTTTATTAAAAGTAACACCGAAAATATTAAGAGGTAATTTAAAATGATAACTATATTCAGAGGGAGAAGAAGCAGAACCACCAACACCGCAAAAAGTATCAGGAGTATCAATACCACTATCTAATGTATTAGCTTTAAAAAAAATATTTTCGGAACTATAATCATTTAATTCACAAACATTATCAATTAAAGTTTCATTATCAAGGCAATCAGGAACTAAAGGCAAATTATAATGAGTATTTGGAACACAAATCCCCCCGACTAAATCATCAGAACTATCAATACAAGAAGTTTGAGGAACAGCACAAGTTATTTGTTTACCCCCTATTCTTACATAAGATGAACTTTTACCAACATAAGTAATTTTATAATAATTATCAGGAGAAGAAGTCCTAGGATTAAATATAAAATTATCTAAACTTAAATCAGGTGCATGAAGATAAGGAGAATTTATAGAAAATGGAATATTTTGTATAACTCTATTAACTCCATCAGTAGTAGAGAAATTCCATTTTTCTTCAACACCTATATTTTGAGTTGTACCATTACAAAAATTATGTGATACATCAATAACGACATTTGCATAAAGATTAAAAATAAAAATTGATAGAATTAATAAATGTTTCATAATTTACCTTTTAAAAAAAGACATAGCACCCATTAAAGGCACAAGAGCAACAGAAAGCCACCACATAACAGAAAATGTATAGTTAATTGTGTTATCGCTTGTAAGAGGTATTATTTCAACGTCAAGAGCATACATACCACTTACAAAAAATAAAATAGTTAATATTGTTTTCATTATTTCCCATTTCCAATAGATACAGCGATATAAGACATTAAAGCAAAAAAAGCAGAACCAACAGTAAAACCAATTAGAGCCATTAAATAATTATATTCTGTAAGAGTAATCCCAAGATTTAAAGCAACATCAGAGGGAACATAATCAGCAAAAGCAACACTTATAAAAAATGTAATTATGAATAAATTTTTCATAATGCAAAATGTATAAATAATGCAAGTGAACAACCAACAATAATAAACGTAGTGAAAATAGTTAAATTTTTGATAGATAACATAATTTATCCTTTGATTAAATCAATAGCTTTATGCAAACCCCACAAGACAGCGAAAAAAGTTATAAAAGGACTAAATATAAAAGTAACTTCAATTAAATCAATAGTCATTTGAAAACCTTTCAAGTAATTTTTGGAGGGGATACCCCCCAAAATTTTTATTTGGAATTATGCTCGAAGCATAGAGATAGCTTTTTTAATTCCCCACAAAGCCGCACCACCTGCAAGAACAGCACCACCAACAGTTAAAGCATCAGCAGTATCTAAAGTTGGAGCAACAATAGCCGCCTGAGCTTGAATAGCAGAACCAACTGCAACAGCGAAACCAATAACACCCGTTTTGTAACTTTGAAATGACTTTTTCATTTCTAATCCTTTAAATTTTTTTTAAATTCCCAAAACCTAATAAATAAGTGGAAACTTATTCAAAAATTTTTTAACTAAAACAAAGTACAACGATTTTAGACCCCATGTTTTCGGGGTTGCCCCAGTTACTTCGTTAGTATCAAGTAAGGGCTTTCGCCCTCTTTTTTCGACAAGCTCAAAAAGAGGTCAAAATCCACTTTAGTAAGCAACTTCATAAAAAGTCGTTCCCATATTTGAAGCAGTAACTCTAATTGGAACTTCTACTTCTTCTCCAATTTTAAGAGTTTTATATTTAGACTGAATATCTTTAACTTTTATAAACTCCATACCTTTAGAAGTAATCATTAAAAATTCTAATCTGATATGTTCGGGTACTACTTCGCCAGAAGTTTCATTTGTTTTTTGTTCTTTCACAACAATAGATACTAAATTTCCCTTTACACTTAGTTGTGCAGTTTTGACTGAATCACTCATTTTTTTTCCTTTGTTTGATTAAGTTATATTAAAAGTTTACATTTTGTAAACTTAATGTATACTTAATGTAAACAAAATGTATACAAATTGTAAACAGTAAAAATTCATTAAATGGCTAATATTTTAGTAAAGATATAATGTTAAAAACAACTTAAGAAAATTAAGGATAGATTTTGTATACATAAATTATAATGTTTGTATACATGAAAATAAGGGGGAATGATACAATGTTAGAAAATATTGAAAATTGGCAAAAAAGAGATAAAAAAGAAGTAATAATTAGTACAAGAGTATCTAAAAAAGTTAATGAAAATTTACAAAAATTAGCAGAAATTAACGATAAAAAAATCAGCGATTTATTAGAAATTTGTATTGTAGGACTTATAAAAGAAGCACAAGATAAAAAAATAATCTAATTTGATGTTTTTTGAATCTCTTTAAGAACATATTTAACTACATTATCTAAAAATTTAATATCATTAATCATAAGAAAATCCTTTAAAAGTATACTATTTGTAAACAATGATATTAGATTTTAACTTAAATTTAGACAAATAAAATCACTTCTTAGACTTTATTTTTTGCCAATCAGCATCTTTTTTTTGTTTTAAAGCTTCATCTTTAGTTACTAAATCCGTCATATTTCCGTTGCAATCTACAAATTCATAATCAATCTCTTTTGTTTTTTCTGAAAAGTGATATTGTCCTTTGGTATAAGTCATAACAAACTCTATATATTCACGTTCTGAAACAAATTCTTCAATCTCAATTTTATCTAATCCAAGACCATAAAAGAAACCTAAAGTACCAAAAAATCTTTGGCGATATAAATGAGGGTACATTTCAACTAAGATATTAGTATTCATATCATTAAATTTTAAAGCATATTTTATAATTTCCATTAAATTTTCTTTCAATCCTACTCTAATATTTAAAGGAGTACATGAAGTTATAAAAGAATCTTTAGTAATTGACTTCCATTCAGCAGATAATTTTTTAGAGTTCCAATAACAATCAGTAACTTTTTTTGGTTCTTTTTGTTTTCTGTTTTTATACATTTTGCAATCATCAATTTTTTTATCTGTTGCCATCAAAATATTAATATGAGGGTGGAAACCAGTAAAAGGATTATATGTAATTTCTATACTATATACAGCACCAAGAACAGAAAAAACAGTATCTATATCACGACCTTTCTTATATAACTTGATTTTTTCTCTAATAGTTTGAAAACTTCTTTTTAAATGATTTAAACATTCATCAACATCAAATGAGTTTTTAACAGTTAATACTGAAAAATACCAATTCAAATCTAAAATATTTCCAAACTTATCATTAACTTTTTTATAAATTTCTTTTGTATGTTCTGATGCACTAGGTTTATATTCATTATTTACAACATCAGCAAAATCATCAAAGTTATGTTCTATTATTTCATCATCAAAACAAAGAAAAAAATCTTCCATTCTTTTTTGAATTTTTGAAGCTTTACGAGAAGCACAAAACGGACATAATAAATGAGTACCACAAGCATTTGATTTAGTTTGTTTAATTTCTTTGTTGCCATCAGTAAATTTAGCAAATTCACCCCATGAATTACATTTTTTAATTCTAACCTGTTTATTTTGTGAAAAATATTCAGATAGATACTTACCTTTGATTTTTTTATCGGGTGTTCTTTTATCGCCACGCATACAATCCATAACATGAGTAATAGAACGAGAAACATTAAAATTATGTTTTTTAAACTCTTTAAACTTTTCGGTAATATCCTCAAGTTTATCTCTATCTAAATTGATGTTTTTTGAATTTTGTGATATAATCATTTTACAAACCTAATAGATAAGTGCTGAACCGACCAAAGTTAAAGCACTTATTCTTTTTATTTTTTAACTATCTTTATCTAATATCATTCCATTTTTAGTATTTTTAATCATTAAATCAAACCAAGTCGATTTTTTCATTCCGTAATATTCAATAAATTCTTCAATCTCTTTTTTTTGTTGTTCTGAAACTCTAAAGTTAATCGTAAACTTTTTTTTGTTAGCTTCATCTTCTAATAACAATTTTTGAATCTTTGTCATTTTAAATCCTTTTTATTCTGTAACTACCTTTTGTATTTATAATTGTATACACATTTATATTAAATGAAACTTAAAGATTAAAAGACTTTACAAATTCGGACTCCGTTAGACAAACTCACAAAATAAAAGTGCTATAATCAAAAAATTAATATTTACAAAAGGGTTTATAAAGTGGAAAAAATCAGTTTACAAGAATATGCAGAATTAAAGAAAATTAGTTTAGTAACTGTTAATAAACACATTAAGAATAATATAGTTGAATCTATAAAAGAGAAAAACAGACGATATATACTTATTGATAGAAATGAAGTGGTTACTAAAAAAGATACTATCAATATAAACAGTTTAGATACTAATATAGAAAGTATTTATAAAGAACGTATAAAAGATTTAAAAATAATGAATAAACAATTAATAAAGCAAAATAAACAACTTAACAAAGATAATAAACTTTTATTTAATGATTTAAAAAATGCAACTGATGAAAGCAAAAACGTATATAAACAATTCATAT